CGCCGCCTACTGACTCCGAAGGCGAGACGGCAAAGGCGTCCCTGCTCTACCGAACATTGCAGGGAGTGGGTGTCATAGAGTGATAACGATACCGCTCCGCGCCGTCGCGGAATACTCCATCGACGTAGACCTCGACTCGCGTCCCTTCACGCTCATCTTCAAGTGGAACTACCGGGGCCAGTATTGGACTGTGGAATTCTGGACGCGTGACGACGTGCTGATTCATGGCGCCATCAAGGTCGTGCCTGACTATGACTTGCTCCACAACACACGGCACATCGCCGCGTTGCCGCAAGGCGCGCTCATGGTGATCGACACCACAGAGACAGGCGAGCCCATCGTCTTCGGCGACTTGGGCGAGCGATTGCATCTCATCTACATTCCGGAGGCCGAACGTGCCGAACTTTGACAGATTCGCCACCGTGAAGATCGGATCGCGCGGGGCGAAAGCCTTTGAGTTTAAGGATATGCGCGTTGTCTTCAGCATCACGAAATCGAATGAGGCGACGCCGAACTCCGGCACCGTGTCCATCTTCAACCTCGCGGAATTCAGCCGGGACAAGATACGGAACATCGGCGATGCGCTAGAGCTTGAAGCGGGCTACCGTCAAGACGAATACAAGGGCCGTCTCGTCATCACCGCGGACATCCTGGACATCGTGACGGAACAGGCTGGCCCGGACATCATCACGGTCGTGCGGCTCGGCGATGGCGTGGAATTTCTGAAGGTCAAGTCGGCGTATTCCTTCAAGGAAGGCACGTCGGTCAAGGAAATCATCGCGAAGATCGCGGCTGATGCGGGCGTGACGCTCAAGAGTCTCATCGAGGTTGACGATGCCAACTTCGCAAACGGCTTCTCCGAGATGGGCCCGCTCGGCGATATCCTCGACAAGCTCATGGGAAAGATCAATGCTCAGTGGAGCTTCCAGAACAATGAGCTTCAGATTGCCCCGAAGCTCGGGCACAACGGAAGCCCTGTCTTCAAGCTCTCCGCCAAGACTGGCCTGATAGGCATACCGACGCGCGACGTGGACACATCGACAATCACGCCAGCGCCTCAATCATCTGGCTGGAAGGTCAAGGCGCTTCTCCGACCGGAGCTCGGGCCGGGCGACCGCGTCGAAATCGTGAGCGACATTGCCGACGCGAGCGGCATCTACCATATCAAAGAGGTAACGCACGCGGGTGACACGCATCAAGGCGATTGGTCGTCAACGCTTCGCGTTCGGGAGTCGAGCAATGCCTAGCCTCATCGAGGTCATGCAGGCGATGATAGACTCGAAGGCGATTGCCATGAATACGGCGATTCCCGGCGAGGTCGTCAAGTATGACTTGACCACGGGCAAGGCCGAAGTGCGGCCGCTCGTGCGCTTGAGGTATTCGGATGGGACGATACTCACCCCGCCGGTCATCTCTAATGTGCCTGTCGTCTTGCCGCGAACGCGCACCGCCAGCCTCACGCTTCCGATTGCGGCTGGCGACCCCGTCTTGATCGTCTTCGCTCAGTGGTCGATTGACCGTTGGCTTTCCGAAGGCGCGGAGGTAGATGCTGGCGACGCACGCACGCACGCGATGTCAGATGCCTTCGCCATTCCGGGCGCCTTCAGTTTCAAGGATGGGCCGACTGGCGAGACGGGCACGGTGCTCAAGGATGGGTCTACCAAGGTCAAGCTCGAAGACGAGAAGGTCGCCATTGGGAACGCAACGGTGGAGCTTCTAGAGCAGGTCGCCAAGGCACTTGACGACGCGGTCGCCGGGTTTGCCGGCGCCACTCCTCCGTATGTTGCGACAGACATTATCGCCGCGAGCGCCGCGATCAAGACAATTACGGGGACCATCTAATGGGCGAGATCATCCCGACCGTCGATCTAGCGTTGGACGTGACGACGAATGACCTAACCTTCACGGACCGCGACCTCGCCACGGTGTCCGGATCGGAGCTTGTGGCGCAACGCCTGAAGGTCATCCTTCAACTCTTCAAGGGCGAGTGGTTCCTCGACGCAGATGCCGGAATCCCATGGTATCAGGAAATCCTCGAAAAGGGCGTGCCCGTCGAGGTGGTTGACTCGATTCTCCGCGCCGCGATCATCGCAACCGCTGGCGTCAACCGCCTGTTGACATACGCGTCGAGCATCGACGCAGCCACGCGAACAGTTTCCGTTGCATTCACCGTGGATACGGTGTATGGTCCTGTTGACTTTGAGGAGACGCTGGTATGAGCTACGGCCTGACCTCAGATGGCTTTGTCAGGAAGCGCTTGCAAGACATCCTCGATAGTCTGCGGACCGAACTCGAGGCCACGTTTGGCCCGATCAACATGGCGGAAGATGGGGTCTTCGGGAAGCTCTTGGGCGTCACCGCCGAACGCTTGTCCACGGTCTGGGAGCTTTCCGAGGCGGTCTACTTCGGCGTCTATCCTGCCAGCGCAGAGGGCACGCAGCTTGACAACGTGGCGCAGCTTGTGGGGCTGGCCCGGATCGCCGCCGGCAACAGCACGTCGATTATCGCGGCGACGGGCACGCAAGGCACCGTGGTTCCGATATCCACTGAGTTCTCCGTTGACGATACTGCGGAGGTCTTCGAGTCAGACGCGGCGGTTACCATCGACATTGCGAACGCCATCAATGCCGTCATTGACGTGGATGGCGTGGACGACAGCCAAGACTACACCGTAACCATCAATGGCGTTGACCATGAGATCACGAGCGACGGGAGCGCGACGGCTCTTGAGATCGCTGACGCTCTGGTTACTGAGATCAATACCAACTCAGTCGTCATGGACGCGACCGACAACGCGGACGGATCGTTCTTCATCCGCTCCACCGACCTGGAGTCCGGCTACTCTGTCACGGTCGCGGCCACTGGCGCCGGGTCTCTCGACATCACTGAGCGCGCATCGCCCATCGCCACGACCGCCCAGAATACGGGCTCTATTCTTGGGCTCGCCGGGACGATCACCGTCATCGACACGCCGGTTGCGGGCCTTGCCTCAGTCACGAACTATGAGGATGCGATTGTCGGCCGCGACGTCGAGACAGACGTGGAGCTCCGCTTGCGCATCCAGTCCGCCAGACAGGGCTACGCGACCGACGAGGCTATCAGGAGTCGGCTGCTTGACGAGGTTCCGGGCGTCTCATCCGTCACGATCATAAGCAACCGCACTGACTCCGTGGTGAGCGGCCAGCCCGCGCACTCATACCACGCCATCGTCCAGGGCGGGACCGATCAAGCCGTGGCCGACAAGCTCTGGGAGGTACAGCCTGCGGGCATCGCGTCATTCGGCAGTGAGGCTGAGGTGGTCGTGGATTCGCAGGGCAACAATCAGGATATCAATTTCTCGCGGCCCGTGAACGAATACGCATGGGTCAAGGTCGTCTACACGCTGCACTCCGAGAGTGAATTCCCGACCGATGGAGCGGATGCGATCAAGGACGCGATTGTCGCCTTGGGCGCTGACTTCGCGCCGGGGCAAGACCTCCTCGTGCAACAGTTGGAAGCCGCGTGCTGGACCGTGCCGGGCCTGCAGAGCGTGGTCGTGACCATCGACGTCACGCCGAACCCGGGCGACACACCGGGCTATGGCGCGGGTGACATCGCGGTCGACGCAGACACGCTCTTGCTCTTCGACACGGCCCGCATCCCGGTCTCGGAGGCTCCGTAATGGTGACGCAGATCACGGACCACGAGGATCGCGCGCAAGCGCGGCTGCCCGAGCAGTTCGTTGGCAAGGAATTGATGATCGCCCTTGTCCGCGCGATTGCCGCAGAAGTGCAGGACATCGAAGACGCGGTCTTTCCGATGCTCGACTTGCTCAATATCGACACGATGATTGGGGCGCAGCTTGACGGCATCGGGGATATTCTGACGGAGCCGCGCGCGGGCCAGAATGACGTGAACTATCGCTTGGCCCTGCATGCGAAGGCGGCACGGATCACGGCGAGCGGGACGCCCGAGCAGTTGATTGAACGGATGATCCAGTTGGCGGCTGCAACGGGGATACTGTATGAGCCTATCTACCCCGGGAAGATTCGCTTGACGCCGACGACCGGCGAATTGCCAGTTGACCTCTTTAGCGCCCTCGAAGCATCGGCGCCCACTGGCGTCAAGGTAATCGTGGCTGAGGCCTTGGAGTTGACAGGCAGCACATACGACGACGAGGCATTCATCTTGACGGGTAGCACCTATGACGGCGAAGACCTCGAAGTGAATTTCAGTCTGTAGGAGGTGGTCCGATGGCGAAGCGCCTTGGAGAGTTGGACGTCGGCTCGAATGTCGTGGCAGCCGACAAGCTACTTGTTCAGCAGAGCGGCGTTGACAAGCAGGTGCCTGCCTCCGAGCTTCCGTTGCCCCTGAACGACATCGCTGGGCTCATCACGAGCAACGGAACCGATGCTGACCATGACATTGACATCGCGGCTGGCGTAGCTCGCAGCGCGGACGACGTAACGAACATGGTTCTAGCGGCCGTCCTCACGAAGCAGATCGACGCGGCATGGGCTGTCGGAGACGACGCGGGCGGGATAGACGCGGGCTCTGTTGCTAACAATACCCTCTACGCAATCTGGCTCATCAAGCGATCCGATACCGGCGTGGTGGACGCGCTGTTCTTGACGTCGTTCTCTGCGCCGACGATGCCGACGGACTACGATAGCAAGCGGCTGATTGCGACCGTAAAGACGGACGGGTCGGCCAACCTCTACGCGTATACCCAACAGGGAGCTATCTTCGAGTGGGGCGTCTTCTTCGCCGACGTGAACGCAGTCGCGACCGCATCAACCACGAAGTCAACGCAAACACTGTCCGCGCCACCCGGCAGCATTGCGCGGGTTGCAGGGACATTCAGCAATTCGACGGCTGCGGCTGCGGGAGGCGTGCCATCTCTCATGTCTATTGAGATCAACGGGGGCTTGGCTGGCGCGAATGCTCCGTGGATTACTCATAACCCGGATACTGGGATAGTAGAAGGTATGGGGCGTGGCGGCCGAGTCCTAGTTGATGGCAGTAGTCAAATAGAAATCTACGCATCATATCCTAATGGCGCAGCGACAATCACGGTCAAGACGCTTGGGTTCGAGATGCTTACTCGCCGTGACCCGTAACGGAGAACCGATGCAACGATTCTGGTTCCTAGTCATACTGCCGCTTTGGAATGGCTCGGCAGGATGCCTCGAAGCCTCGATGCACCTGGACGACCGCGACGAAGGCGTGCGGCGAATCGAAGAGACGCGCGTAGAGATAGCCGAAACAGGAGCGTGGCCTCACATCGAATGGTGGACGGACGAAGCGGACCCGCTCGGGGGATGGTTCGACTTCACGTCTATCCCATGGGTGTCCGCCGCTCGTGGGAGCGGCGACTGTGATGACGCAATGGCGTTGGCGGAAGCGATTCTGCGAGGGTACGAAACTCTGCGGGTGTTCGTTGAAAGCTCTCGCGGATGGCATGCTGCGCTCTTATGGCATACGCCTGGCGGGTGGGTCGTGATATCGAACATGGTCTTGCTCCCGTGGATCGCGGATACAGCCGAAGAGGTCGCGTACATGATCTTCGGAAGCGATACTCAAGACGTGTTCATATTCTATTAGGAAAGGAGGCCATCATGAAGGCCATAGCCGTCATACTCGCCGTCCTCTGCCTGTCGCTCTCCGCATCCGCGCAAGAGGTCACGCCCGAGGCTGTCGCGGAGGCTGTCGCCGCAGACGTGTCGCCGGAGGCCGCGCCGGTCGGGACGAATCTCGCGGAGGGAGTGGTCGTCATCGACGTGCCATTCTACTGGAACGGGCTCTGCGATGCCATTGTGTCTCTGATAGGCGTCGGCTGGAAGGCCATCTTCATCTTCGGTGTCGGCTGGATCGTCCGAAAGCTCGCGAGCAAGGAACGGGCGAAGGAGGTCATGGACGCGCTGACTGTCGGCGTCGATCATTCCTGGGAAGAGATGGGCCGTGACCTGAAACACAAGGCCGGGGATCGCAAGTTGACCGCAGACGAGCGCGCGAAGCTCAGGAACAAAGCCCTTGAGCACGCCAAGACTATACTCAGCACCGCCGGGCGCAAGGTGCTCGAAGGATATACCTTCTCCACGATCATCGAGAAGATTTCCGCCGCCGTCCAGAAACGCAAGGCAATCGCGAAGCTGGGCCAGTGATGGAATTCCTAGCCCTGATTCTGCGGTCGCTCTTCGGCGAACTCGTCAAGCTGTGGAATAGGCCGGACGGGGTTCTGCGGAGCCCCGTCCCGGCCCTGGAGGATATCGACAATGAGGACGATCCTGATTCTCGTCTGCTTGACCTGTATGGGATGCTTGACGAGGACTGAAGTCCTCTACGCGCGCGCGACGAAGGTTCCCGAGAACATCGACGGGGTCATGCGGCTGGCAGATCGCAAGGTCCGTGTCGTGGTCGAAGGCTCGGACCGTGTCGGCACGTTTCGGACCATTGAACCACAGGGATATATGCTCATCCACGAGGCCGACCTGTCCCGGCTCATCGAGAATACACGGAAGCTCTTGGAGTTGACCCGTGATCGGTAGTCTCGCGGTAGTCGTTAGCATCCCCACCGAATGGCTCGCCATCCTTGCGGTCGCGGCGCCCGTGGCTATCTACGTGTGGAGCCGCCGCGCCTCGCAGTCCTGTACCGTTACGGAATCCCGCGTTCTCGCCGAGAAATCGGTCCGTAACATAGAGGAGCTTTGGGAGAAGCGCGATTCCATGCGGAACCGGATCGAAGACAACCGCGTTCGGATCGCTCGGATCGAAGGCGCGAGAGAGGCCGAGCAAGGCCTTAGAGGTAATCCAAAGATCGCGCCCTAAGTTTTGGTTTCTCCTGAGCAAACGAAAGTTTCCAGGAAATACCTGTTGACAGCCCGTGCGCCATGTGATTAGATATTCACAGTTGGCGGATACGGGAGCTTCAATGTATCACACAAGTATGGGTCCGGTCGGGGATGCCACGCCGATGCCGCCTATCCGGGCGGCTTCTCCCGGGTGTCCGCCAACGACCGGCCGGACCCTTTCCTTTGAGATCAGCGGCGCGGCGCCGCGCGCGGCGGGGGGTCTTGCGCAGCCCCGGTCCGTCCGAATAGACCCCAGAGGGCCGAGGGGGACACGGCGGGTATCCAATCCCGCCGTCGCTGATCTATCTCTAGTCACATGGGAAGAGTGGGCCAATGCCGGTACGTTCTGGTTCCGGGACCGTGTGGATTTGGGTGCCGGGGCACTGGGAAAGTGCGCTGTACAAAACCCAGGGAGGCCCACAATGCGCGGCTTGCCCGGCGCCCTCTTCTTCAACGACCACCGGAGGGTTCGCAGCCTCCGTGAACGCGCGGATAAAGTAGCCTGGCTTAGACCTGGCGGGCGGCGCATACTGCGCCAGGCCACCACTCCAGAGCCAAACACGCAGGTCCGCGACGAAGGAAAGTCGGTAACTAAACCCGTTGGCGGTGAGGGCGATAAACCGCAAGCCTCGGGGGGTAGGATATGCCACCGTAGCCGGTGGACCGCTGTTCTATCCCCCTTGGCTATCTCTATGGGAATGAGGAAGTGATGTCCGACTGCAACCTCTGCCACGACGAAGCCACACTCACCTGTCCCGACTGCAACGGAAGCGGCGAAGGAATGTACGACGGCACGACATGCCGGACATGCAAGGGCGGCGGCGCGGTCCCCTGCGAATGTCAAGAGGACAGGCTGCGATGCGAGGACGACGCGCGGGAGGCTGCACGCGAGGACGCTTTTGACGCGAGGAGGGATGTGGATTGATGCCCAAAGACGAATCCCTCGAAGTCATAGCCACATACCGCCGCCGCGCAGCCCAAGACGAAGGCCACGCCATCGAAGACGCACTCCGGGAAGAGCGGAACGCGGCGCTTGCCAAGCTGCGGCAGATCGCCGTGATGCTCGGATGCACGGTGGATGAGATTGTGCCGACGCTGGCGAGTATGGGGGCGGCGAATGAAGGGACGGGGAGTGATGAAGTCAGCGGAAATGTCAAAATCTGAATGGCTTGAGAAAAGACGGGGATTTCTCGGCGGATCGGACGCGGCCGCGGCAATCGGCAAGTCGCCGTACCGATCCCCCTATCAGGTATACCAAAGCAAGATCGGCGCGGTCGTCGATGAATCGACTGAGGTCATGGAGCGCGGCCTCGAGCTGGAGCCGCTAGTCATCCGCCTCTATGAGCGTAGCGTCGACCGGAAGATCCTGCCGGGGCCGTGGGTTGTCTCAAAAGACTTCGCCTTCATGGCCGCGACGCCTGACGCGATTGACGACGGGATCAACTCGGCGGTCCAAGTCAAAACCAGTTCGGCCTGGGTTCGTCACAAGTTCGGCGACCCGGGGACGCCGATGGTGCCAATCGACTACTACATCCAGGCACAGCACGAGATGGCCGTCATGGGCGCCAAGCGGAATCAGTTCGTGGTGCTCTTCGCCGACAACGATATGTTCCGCGCGCTCCAGCACATGATCCGCGCTGGCATGCATGTCAGCAAGGTCGCGGAGTTCGTCGAGCTTCAGAATAGCCGCCCGCATTCGCTCACGGAGTTCGCCGTTTTCCCGATTGACCGCGATGACGCAACGATCAAGCTGCTCATCAAGGGCGAGAAGCACTTCTGGACGGAGCACATCGAGAAGAAGGTGCCGCCCGCCGATCTTCTCGCGCCCGAGAAGAAGAGCGACGTCATTGAGGCGAATGCCGACGAGCGCAAACTACTCGCCGTGATGAAGGCGGCGCACGACGCCACGAAGGTCGCCGAGCAAGACTACGTCGAGGCAAAGGCTCTTGTGGCCACGGCCATCGGCGATAACGCGGGGATATTCGATCCTGACGTCGGCAAGGTCACGAACAAAGCGGGGCCTGAGCGGTCGCGGTTCACGCTGGAGGACGCGCTCCACGAGATAGACATGGCACATCCAGAGGAGTTCAAGGCCGCGACGGAGTCGAGCCGCGTCATAGTTGACGAGAGCATGTTGCTCGCCACGGTCAAGAAGCTCTTCCCCGAGGACGTGAAGGCTGCGATCCAGAAGCACACCATCAAGACGCGCGCGGCCCGGTCCGTCCGGCCTTACTGGAAGAAGGTCCGGGCGGGCAAGAAATAAACCGGGAATATGCTGGACATGGGCGGCGCGGGCTGTATGCTTCTCAACAGAATGCGAGGTGGGACATGGCGAAGGGGACAGGACAGACGACGGGCGCGAAGAAGAAGAGCCGCAAGAAGGCCAAGCCGAAGCAGGAGCAGGAGAGCTTCGCGCTCGAAACGATCCAATCGGGCGTGGGCGGGATATGGTCCGTCGAGGCGGCAAAGGGCATCGACAATCTGATGCGCGTTGCCGAGGTCTTCTCGAATTCCGGCCTCGTGCCGGACCGCTACAAGGACAAGAAGAACGACTGCGCTATCGTGATCGCGATGGCGCTGAAGCACGGCGCGGATGTCCTCGGATTCATGCAGAATGTCTATGTCGTCTACGGGACTCCGGGCATGGAGTCGAAGCTGGCAATCGCGCTCGTCAACAATGCTTGCGTCTTCGAGGGGCCGATCCAGTACAAGATGACCGGCGAGAAGCACGGCCAGGACCGCGAATGCACCGCGTGGGGGATCGACGCGAAGAGCGGCGAGAAGTGCGAGATGTCATGCAGCATTGCCGACGCGAACCGCGCCGGATGGACGAAGCCCGTGACGCTTCGCAACGGGAAGGGGACAATCCCGTCAAAGTGGACGGTGATGCCGGAGATGATGCTGCGCTACCGCGCGGCGATGAATCTCATCCGAGTCTACCACCCCGAGATTCTTTTCGGCATGCGGACCGTGGCGGAGCTGGAAGACATCGGGCCGAGAGATATTGACGTCGAGGTCATCCCGCCGCACCGCGACGAGATCAAGGAGGCGGTCAAGTCGGCAACGGCTTCTTCGACGCCAAGCCTCCCCGCTCCCTCGCCAGACGAGAAACCCTTGTCTGAGTCTCTCGCCGAATCGTCAACGCCTATCGAGGGCGCGCAGCAAGGCGGCGTCCGCCAGGAGCCGGAGTCATCTGACGACACTACCGCGCCCGCTCCGGCGGCATCCAAGAGCGGCCAGATGTCGCTCGGCGCCGTCGCGGATGAGCCGCCGCGTGACGCACGGTTCGCGGTGCTGGACGCGCCAGAGCCGAAGACGGACGCCGACATGCGGGCGGAGCGCATCGCGGTCGTGAAGCTCTACAGTGACCTCGCGCGTCAGGCGGGCGAGGATCGAAAGGAAATCTCGACGACAACGACCGGGACGCTCAAGGATGAGTGTCGCCGCCTCATCAAGGCGATGGATTTGCTCTAGGGGAATACACGAAGGGGACAGGACAATGGCGAAGAAACGCAAGGCGAAGCAACCGACGAAAGAGGACCTGCCGGACGAGCTGATAGAAGTCACGTCGGTCAAGCTGACATCGGTCCGGGCAGAGAACGTCCTCCGCATCAACGCATTCAGCCTCGACATGGACAAACACGGCAACGTCGTCACGATCCAGGGCGAGAACGAGTCGGGTAAGACTTCTGCCCTCAAGAGTATCGAGATGTCGATAGCGGGCGCTTCGGTCATCCCCGCCGACCCCATCCACGACGATCACGGCGAGGGCAAGGTCGTCTCGCGTTTCGACATCGAGCGCCCGGTTGACATCGACGACCCGAGCCTGGGCGTCGAGAAGTTTGGACAGCTCGTCGCGACTCGTGAGTTCAAGCGCGGCCAGAAACCGAAGCTGACGCTGAGAATTGACGGCCAGCGACACTCGCTCGCCAGTCCGCAAACGATCTTCGAAGTCCTGATGGATTGCATCGCGCTCGATCCCCTCAAGTTCCAGAGGATGCCCGACGCGGAGAAGCAGCAGATCCTCGCGGAGCTGGCCGGCCTTGACCTCGTGCCGATCAACGGCAAGCGCAAGGGACTCTTTGACGAGCGGACTGAAGTGAACCGCGACGTCAAGAGGCTTGAAGCCGAGCACGGCGCGACCACCTTCCACGAAGACGCTCCGAAAGATGAGGTCGTCGTCGCGGAACTCATGGCCGAGCTGGACCGCCGCAGCAAGCACAACGCGAAAGGCTCTGAGCTGGACACGGACCTCGCAAATATCTCGTCTCGACTCGGCGGGATGCGCTCTGCGTTGGTCGAGGCTAAGGAGAAGCTGGCGGCCGCTGCGGCAGAGATCGCCCACGCCGAGGTTGCCGAGTCGGACACGATACAGAAGCTCGCGGAGTTCGCGCCCATGAACGAGGACGACGTGCGCGGCCAGATTGACGACGCCGACGCGATCAACGCGAAGGTCCGCGGCAACGCGAAGCACGCCAAGACAGGAGCGGACTACAAGGCCGCGTTGGCAGAGGCCGACGACCTCACAGCGCATATCGAACAGCTTGACGTCGACAAGAAACAGATGCTCGTCGACGCCGAGAGTCGGTTGCCGGTCAAGGGCCTCGGCTTCAGCGACGAAGGCGTCGTCACCTACAAGGGCAAGCCGTTCAGCCAGGCGGGCAAATCGGCCACTGCCGTAATATCGTGCGCCGTCTCGATGGAGCTGAACGAGAATAAGATGTTGAAGGTCGTGCTCATCGACGACGCGGAGAAGATGGACAAGAAGACAAAGCGCACGGTCGCGGAGATGGCCGTCAAGAAGGGGTTCCGGCTCATCGAGGCCCAGGTGATGCCGGACGCTGGCCCATCGGAGGGCGCGGTCGTCATCGAGGACGGCGAGGTGGTGGAGTAATGCCCCGGAAAGCTATACCCTCGCACAGGCGCAGGGACAAGCTGTCAAACAAGCTGGACCCGACGACACGGTCCCGGGCCGAGCTTGCGGACTTCCTCGCCGGCAAAGCGGAGGAGCGGAAGATCACGCGCGGGGCCTTGATCGAACGGCTCTGCTTGAGTTGGGCGGGGCGGAACGGGTACAAGGCAAAGTGACAACCCTCTGCATCTGCTGCGGCAAGCTCGCGCGCGATCCTCACCACCCGTGGCCGAAGTCCCAAGGCGGTGCAGATGAGGGCGAAGTACCGGCATGCCGCGATTGCCATTCGCTCTATCACTCCATCTGCGGCCAACAGCTCGCGAAGACGGTCAGGGCGCGGGTGGTCAACTTGGGAATGTGGATGGCGCTATTCCCTAGCTGTAGACTTGGCGACACCGAAGGACCGATGCCCGCGCGCATGGCACCAGGCTTTGTGATCGGAGAAGCGACGCGCTACCGAAACACCGGGGAACTTGTGGGCCTGTCTGGCGATCGCCTCTCAACTCTCGGCAAGGTGAAGCAGTTCAAGCCGCGGCGTTCGCTGGGGAGGCTTTCCTGAATTTGTCTTGACAGGTCGCGCGGCTTGGGGTTGAATGCTGGCGCTAGGTCGTCAAAGCCGGAGGTTCACCATGTTGAAGTCTGGCCCCGCAGCGGAAAGTCTGCGCCCTCCGGCGCGACCTAGCACCGCTGCGGGGCTTTTTTGTGTCATTCGATATGCTAGAATGGGGATTGGATGAAGCTCGACTGCGAATTACTGGCAATCGCGGCACGGCTCAAGACGCAAGACGACCGATGCACCGCCGAGCCGATGTTCTGCGTTCAGGAGAGGCGGAGAGAATACGGATATCATCCGGACTATGCCGTGGACTATGTCTGGATTGACGATGACTGCGAGGAAACGACGGAGGCCACGCCTGGGGCGCGGAAGGTGTACTACAAGGACCACTGGCGCGATGTCATGGTAGCCTTCACGGAACACGCCTGCGAAATCTACATACGCCAGAACAAGCACAACCTCGGCGAAACCCGCATCTATGCCAAATCATTCTACAGATGTTACGAGATGATCGACATACGCGCATGGTTGATGTCGAAGGCTGGTATGGACGCGCTGGAGGGTCGCGAACGCGAACGCGCCACCGAATGGGAAGGCTTGGCGGCGAGTCGGCTGGAGGCGCTTGAGGCGGCGCGGCGTGAACTCGCAGACCGAAACGCCACCTGTGTTCCGCAACGGAACGCCATTGACCTGCTTGATCGCTTGGAGGCGGTAGGCTATGGCAAGCCCGGCACGCCTAACACGCTCTACTCTATGGTGCTGACGGCCTGCGATGACATCGAGCGGCTGAAGCGGGAAACCGACGAAGCCAAGCTGATAGCGCACGGCGTCGAGGAAGGCGCGGCGGAATGGGAATCTGATTGCAAGGACGCGCAAGAGCGCATCGCCCTCCTCGAGAAATCCTTACGCTTCATCGAACACGTAGACAAGACCCCGTTCTATGGATGCACGGGGCTCCAGGCAGACAAGGACAGGCGGGGGCAGTTGCCGGAGAAGTCAGGGCAGCGGTGGAAGACGCCCCGCGAGATGGTGAGGGAGTTGAAGTTGCCAGTAGTGGAGGGGGGCGCGGCGTGAGCACAACCCTATCGTCAACGACTCCGGTGGCCCGCAAGGCGCATCAGTGTAACTACTGCCTTGAAGAGATACCGAAGGGCGAGCAGTACTCGCGCTGGACTGGCATCCACGACATGGACTTTCAATCCAGCGCCATGCACATAGAGTGCGCAAAGGCCTTTAGCGATAGCGGCTGGGACGAATACTACCCAGGCGAACATATGCGCGGCACGAGTTGCGATAACGGGTGCACCCGCGAACTACACGGGCAACAAAGAGCACTGGCCTAGCGCCACGCGGTGCCGACGAGGCAGGCGAGCAAAGGATTGGGGAAGATGATGACCGACGTCGCAAACCTTCATGTCTATGAAGTCGATGACGGCGAGAGGCATTGGATTCTCGCAGAGAAGCCCGAGGATGCTACGAGATGCTTCTATGAAACGTATTGCGCGAACGAAGCAGAGCGCGCGGACTGCGAGTTGTCAAAGCCGCAGTTGACAGATCAAGACAAGGTGACCATCACAGACGACGAGAGCGGCGGGTATCCAATTCCGTTGCGGCAAGTAGTGCGCGAGCATCTAGCCAGGCCGACTCCAAGCGTGCCGGTCGTGTTGGCGTCAACAGTCTGGTAGGGATCAATCTTGCCAAAAGGCGTCAAAGGTCTATGGGTGCGAGGCGGCACTGAGTTCGTCCTGAATGACGCTCAGTACGCCGGACGCTCCGACGCTGCTCAAGCTCTCTTTTGGTGGTTCTGCGCGCGAGTCCTGAAACATCATGGAGAATTCCTTCCGCTCGAATACTCGGATCCAAAAGTTATTGCGCGACTGCGCGGGCGAACTGCCGGCACGACGCGCAAGGCCGTCGAGGAGTTGGCATCCGAGGTGCCGCGGCCATTGGTAGCGAAACTGCCTGACGGGCGGCTGCGGATCATCGGCCAACGCGACAAGCACGGCGAGCAGATCGGATGGATTGACGAGCGCGAAGAGGCCCGCGCGTGGAATGATGCGAACCCTGGGGACCGCCTGGACGTCGAGGCGTTCGCGGAGCACGCCCCGCAAGGCAGACCGAAGGCCGAAACGATCCCAGAAAAAATATCCGAAGCCGTTTCGCACCCAGAATCGACTCCAGAAAAAATATCCCAGATTGAGACACCCCCCCAGACGCAACGTGCCGAGCACGCCACACTTACGGAACCGGCCGAGAAACGATCATTACCTAATCGTTCCACGATAGATAAACGATCATTTCCAGACGTAGACGTAGACTTAGACGTAGAAGCAGACATACAAGCACGCCGTCCACGACGTAAGGCAAACGGCGTGCCGGGAAATGACCCGGGGGGCACGGCGACGGATCACGACCTGCCGACCCCAGGTAACGTTGTCGAAGCCGACTGGCGGCGCCTAACGGCGATTGCGAGGCATTGGCCCGTAGGTGGGCGGGATGGTGGCGTGCGGCGCTTAGGAGCGATCCTAGCGGCTAACGGACCGAAGGACGCAGAGGCCACGGTACGGATGATCGACGCCGCGTGGAAGGCCGGGAGGATTCGAGCCCCGTGGGCCGCGCTCGGGAAGTCGGAGCATCCACCGCCGGACGAAGATCCGACGCCCGACAGAGCCCGCGGCGAGCCCGAGCAGATCGGTGCGCTGTTGTCTGAGGTCGGGTCCGGGTGTGATCCGCCGGGCGATGGGTGATGAGGCGGACGATGGTGGGGCAACAGTGGCAAAGGAGCAGGACATGGCGAAGCGACAGTTCCCGACCCTGAAGGTATCACAGGCGAGCCCGCCTGCCTCCGCAAAGCAGGTACTCATACACGGGAATGTAGCGGGTTTGAGTAACCTACTGATGCTTGTGCAAGAGGCTATAGAAGACAGACAGGGAACCCGGGATGAGGCGGGGCAGACGCGCTATGGGTGCAAACATGGCCCCGAGAAGTGGCTGTCAATTACGGTCCGCAACGATGATGTATTCGAGGCGTTACCAGAGTGCCCGCACTGCAAGGGCCTGTGTGCGTGCAGTGCTTGCCATGGATCCGGGCGGCAAGCACCGGAGCGGTGCTTCAAGGACTTGCCGTTTTTCACATAGCGGACACCGCCATGCACACGGTGGGTGTGCTGCACAAGGGAGGTGACGGATGGCTGGGTACGCTCGACTCGTGATTCAGGGGGAGCCTGGCTGGTGGGGCGTCTACCTGGAGTCCGACGTGATGAGCCCCAATGACGGTCTTGCGCTCCGCGTCAAAGGGGCGATGGCCGGTAAGGCAGGCAGGCGATACTGCCTGCGCCAAGCGCGGATGCTGGCGAGACGGTTGGGCAACATCCCTGTGATCGAGCGGTGAGGCGGACACCGTCTGGACCACGTCGGCGTCGCCGAGAAAAACGTCCGCGATGGTCTGGCAAGCACGAATAGGCGGATTCTGAGGCACGGAACGGGAAGGGAAATTGGATGGGCGGCAAACCACTGGCGGCGGAGGACGCGGGCACTCGCGAGATGATAACAGAGGTCTTGCAAGACGACGAGCCAAAGGGCGACCGTGGCGTTCGGAGGACCATTCTCGACTTGATCGTTTGGCTTGAGGCAGAGGTTGCCGGGGCGCGGCCGATGGTCGATGCCGCGAAGGATGTCTGTCGCGAGTGGACGGGCCGTGACTCCGAGGGCGCGCGCGGCTGTCCGCCAGACAGACAGTTGATGGAGCGGTTGCGCGAGGCGGTGGAGGCGTCCGAGAAGTCATGATCCTAGTCGCCCTCGATCCGAGTTCCACCGCGTGTGGCTTCGCAGTCTTCGATGGTCTACGCCTTGTGGACCACGGAACAGTGACGCGCGGCAAGCGGATGCTGACCGACTACGCCACGACCTGCGCAAAGACGATCCTTTCCGCTGTTACTTCTCATGGTGGGTGGGAGCCCGAGGTCTGGTACGAAACAAACGACCGGCAGACGATTCCTCGAGAGAGGCAAAGGTCGATGCGTCTTCAGGCTCAAGGTGCCGGCAGAATTCTTCAGGCGCTGGGAGTCGAAGGGCACGAGAAGCAGGCGGACTCGCGGACGAAGGAACGGCGGGCGCGGGACGTGGCTTTGATCTATGGGCTCGGAAACGCGTCGGAACACGCGAAGGATGCCGTGGCGCTGGGGCACTCGATCGCCACCGATCCGAAGAGATTGGCGCGCCTCCACGATTGAAGGCGCGCCGGGCCACAGAGCGGCGCTACGGCCAAGGCTCACGCCTCGTTATGTGAACTAGCTGCCCGCCGTTGTGCTTCAGGACAATAGACCTCGCGAGTACAAAGGTCAGGCATTTCGCAACGCACTCCCCATAGACGCGTTCGCTTATAGAGCCGTCTGGTTGCGTCTCGTGGCATTGCAGAAGCTCCATCACCCACCACGGGGTATCTGCGTCGTCATGCTTGACCTGCAGCCATTCCAAGGAATCGCGCGCCTCGTCGGCGTCAACTATACGTGCCATGCTACTTCCTCGCCTTCCCATTCTTCTCCGACTTCTCGCACTTCTCCTCAACCGCCTCCCGTAGCCACGGGCTCCGCTTCCTCGTGACGCACCGCAAACCCTTGTGGGTCTCCATGGCGCGCTTCATGCGGTCGTGAAGCTCGGGACTCACCTCAAAGGAGTTGACGATCACCCGCTTCGGTTTGGTCTTCGGCACTACCTCGCTCCTTCCGTTCCTCGATCCTGTCGATCTTCCACGACTCTTAGCCCTTTGGCGCACCTCGGGCACATCCCATGGCTCACGAGGCATCCCGTGCTATCCGAGGATGACGCAAGCGGTGTCTCATCGGCGAGCTTCAGCCACGCCTTGCCTTGGACCGGGCCGGGTTCCTGCTCGCCCTCGTGGACCATGTCCTCCAGGTCGACGCGGAGGCGCTTGCACCACGCGCATTGCTCGATCATGGCTATCCTTTCGTTTCCTTGAGAGCGTCTTGCACGAGCGCCCACGTCTTGCCAGTAATGGTTGCGTTACCTCTTGCCTTGACGTCAGAGGCGACGGCTTCGCAGGCTTTGAGGAGGGCATCTCTCTGTTCCGTGATAGCATCCGAGTTGGTCTCGCAGGTATCGCACTCGATGTCATCGTGTGCTGCGAGTGCGGACTCGGCATACAGCAGTCTCTTTGTGAGGTCCGCCGTATCGTCGCAGGCACACCGATGCGTGCATGGGTCTGTAGCGTTGCCGCAACGAATGCAGGTATGCTCTGCCATCGTCAGCTCCCCTTTTCGATACGCACAACCGACATCGCACAGAAATCATGCGCGAGACCGGAACGCTCGGCCTGGCGAAGCACGTAGGTCACGCGGACGAGGATCTTGCGCTTGGTATACCCGCCCACGCTATCCCACTCGCGCAAGAGCAGGTGGTCCTCGACGTTGAAGTCCCGATCATCCCGGCGCAGCTCGAAAGTCTTCTCGCCGCTCTTGACGGCGTCGAACATGACGGGCCAGGTCTTCAGTTCATGCAGCAAACTTGCCGCCTTTCAGGAACGCATACAGCCGCGCCTTTGCCGCCGCCAAGTCAACCGCCTGCTTCACGCGGATATCCTCTATCTGGTTCGCCGCGTCCACGTAGGCTTGGGCCTCGTCGCGCGCCTTGGCGTCGAGGTAGGCCACTGACATGTTGCGGCCGTCGAGGATGTAGAAGCCGGCGGCGTGTTCGTTGCCGAGGGTGAAACGCTTCATGAGTCACCGTCCTGTCCGTCTTCAATAGGATCACAATACGACTCGACCAACGCCAACGCAGCGCCGGGGTCGATCTCTTCTGTCAACTCAGGCCAGCCGTTAGCCACCTGCAAGAGCGTTGATCGGCCGCGCTTCTCCTCTTCGCAGGATTCGTTCCAGATATCCATATCCACAACGGCCATGACTTCATCCCGAATCAACGTGTCGATGTCTTGGGGCTCCAATGCGTCAAGCTCCCATGACTCGTCACCGAAACGCTCGATGTAACCTGCCGCACGTGGGTCGGTCAGCTTCGCCGGGCTTGGCGGCGGGCTGCGCTCCTCGACTTGGTCGAACGTCAACGCAATCCTCCGAAACTGGATCGGTCCGCAGCGGAACATCTTGAGGCGGTCCTGCAGATCGCGCGCCATGTCAATTCCAGAGGGGTCATGGTCGCTCAGGTGCAAGATGACCACGCCGTCCTCATGAAGTTGCCCGGCTGCTATCAGTCGTTGCGCAGCCTCGTGGCAGGACGACTGGCTTGTGTATCCCCTCGTAGAACAGTACGGAACATCCCAGATGTTGCAGGCCGGGCGAAGCACGTTGACCATAGCATCCTTTTCGACCCACGCTTCAACGTAATATGGCTGATTCTTCCACATGTCGATGTGGTATGTGCTGGATAGCGACACAACGGCATCCTCTGGGGTGTCGTATTGCCGCAACCCAGACAGGCGGCGAGTCATGTCAATGATATGATCCCAGCTAATCAGGCCCGCAAGACGGGCGTCACTGACCTTATCGCCTAGCCACTTGTAGTTCGGCTGGGCGTTTTTCGTTCCGCTGGGGTCGCGTATCCATTTCTTATCTCTCTTGCGCTGTATCCACTTGCGGTCATCTGGGAACAGATCGCGGGCTATGAACTTGTAGTACAGCCCGCGAAGAGTCAAGTCATACCCCTGCGCCGCATACTCGCATAGAATGCGGTCGGCGTGGTGTATGGCGTCAAGCGACTCGCCGCGAAAGCTCTGTTTACGATATGCGATCTTCGGCATGACTCCCCCTACGCTTCCGTCGTCCCCATCCGAAACAACGCGTCCGCCACATCCTGAATCGGCTCGTCGGCCTCGAATGAATCCCAGATCATCGAGGTCTGCCGATGCGCCCAACGCATGACGCCTAACGCGCGGGCGGATGTCATGCTGTGCTGGATGCAGACCTTGACGAGTCTTGCGAGTACGTTTGTGACGTAGGTCTTGAAGGCTGCGAAGGTCATGTTAGGCTCCCTTCGCTGGCGCGGCGGCTTCATTCGCAAGCCGGTGTTCGTCCTTGGCGTCCATGCCGGCAAGAGCGAGCGCTATCTCGCGGAACGCGCACTGCCCGACCCACAAACTGCACTGCTCCTTGTAACACTCGCCAGCGCTACCCGGCACGTTGTCAAACGGGCACAGCATTGCGCCCGCAGTCTGGTCACCCATCCTCCGCCTCCCTTTCCTGTCCGGCAGCTAGTAGCTTCGCGGGTCGTCCACCACTGGCGGATTCTCGGCGTACCGTAGCCACGCGCTCTCGGCGAGCTGCTCCGCGCGGATTTCGGCGCACTCTTCGGCGTAGCAAGGCTCGCAGATCCCGTCATACTCGGACGTGGGCGCAAACATCTTTCCGCAGCGCTCGCAAACCTCCATGGTCGGCGCGCCCCGCGCCTGCGTCGTTGCCGTCGTCCCCATCGCCCACCTCCATTCACTAATACAATACCACCTATCGACTACAACGCAAGCGAAAACCACTACAAAACAAGGAAAAGAGCGAAAAGATTGAGGGGCGTATGCGTGGCCTGTCCGGGGAATCAAAGGGTTATACTGAAGGCTGGGGATACGGATGGAGAATATCAGAAAACGCTTGACCGCATTCCTGTCCGTGATAGGCTTTTGGCTCGCGCCGGGAGGCGAAAGCTGGCTCGGCACCGCGCCCAAAGCCCCGGGCGCGGAAAATGAGAGGGCTTGGTCGGGTCTTGCCAAGCGCGGGGCTCGGCCTAACTGTTTGCGAATTCTATTGACAGCGCGTCGCTCATCGTGGTATCGTGCCCGCGTGATCATGACGGAGGCGGATGGGACAAGTCCCAAGAGAGGCGGTGCTGTATGAGGGTGTTTGCTGTTGTCGCGTTGCTCATCGCGGTTGCCGTGGCGTGCGTCCCGAAGCTCGGGAGCGACGTCACGACCGATGCGGAGACGATGCTCTGCCCTGCCGGGGTTCCCGGCGCGGCGCAGTGCGCCGACGCGTCAAACGACATGCTCGGCATCGGACGAGAGTTCGAGCAGGTCACGTCGCACGAATTCACTATGATCGACACGTACCCGAAGACCATGAGAGAGACGCGTGCGCTCGCCCATGCAGGCGGGGATAAACACGACGACCTCTTCGGCCACGAGACCATGAAGGGTTCCCGCGGCGTCGGGGTGAGAGCGGGGCGCCCGAGTGGCGCCTACATTCTCGCCTAGCCTTACCCAGACGAATGAGCCCCGGTGTCTTCGGATGCCGGGGCTTTTCTTATGGACAGGACTACCGCCAGCCTGTAGGGTGTTGACGGGAAGGCGGTGGCGGATGACTGAGGTTGAACGGTTGCGGGACTTGGCGTTGGGCGAGATTCTGAAGTATGTGTCAGTCGGGCAGCGGCGCGAATATCCTGATACCAGTCAAGATACGATGCGGCTGGCGTTTGAGCTTCAAGCCGAATCCGCCAAGCAACACGCCTCCGACCAAAACGACGTCCGCCGGTCGATGGGGTTGGCGGAGTGCGGGCCGCCCGACGTGGAGAAGCAAGACACGAAACCGACAAGCGTCTGCGATGTCTGCCGCCACGACTTCAACCTGGAAGCGGAGTGCTGCAAGGTGGACATACGTGCCATCAAGGGCCAGAAAGACTACGCGAAGCCCGTTGACGCATGACGCGCACCGCGATACCTGCCTTGATGGCATAGGGGTTAGACTTGACGACGAAGACGATCAATGCTCGCCTCGCGGAGTATCGGGACGATCCGACCGATGATGCCCGCAATGCGTTGATGGTCGCGTGCCTGCCGATGGTCGAGAAGCAGCTGAGCAGCATGTGCTCCCGAAGATCGTTGAAGCCCCACACGGAAGACGACGTGCTCGCGCTCGCGCCGATTGTCATTCTCGCCACGATCAAGAGGTTTGATCCTGCCGAGGGGGTGTTCGTCAACTTCCTTGTCACGAAGGCGCGGTATGCGGCGCTGGAGTTCTTTCGGTCCGAGTTCCGGCCTCGCATAGAGCAATTCTCGATTCACCGCTACAATCACGCCGAGAAGGAACACGCCCCGGCGCTCGACCTCCGAGACCATGCCGCGACACGTCGCTTCGATGATGTAGACGACCGCCTTGATGGCGCGCTCATCTGGGCGAAGGTGCATGACACGGTCGGAAAGCGAGATGCCGAGATGATGCGGATGCGGTATTGCGATGGCTGGACGTATGAGGCGCTTGGCGCGCACTTGAATATCTCAAAGGTCGGCGCGCTCATGCGAATGCGGGCCGCGCTCGAGAAACTGAGCCGCGTTCCCATGCTGAAGGAACTTGTGGCGCAAGGATAGGAAAGGGGTGTACTGTGGGCGGATTCGAGGCGGGCATTGTCTGGGGGTTCACGTTCGGCGTCATGTTCGGCGCGGTCATCGTCGGGTCCATCTGGGCTCGGCATTTCCTGCGGACGTATAAGGAGAACTTCAAGCTCCTGCAGCAGTCGGTGAGCGTCAACACTCGGATGATGGCGATAACGGAAGTGCTGAACGAGGACCAGATTCGGGCGAAGGCCGACGAGATTGACAAGACGCAGCGGCTTGTGCGGGCGCGGCCGGTGGTGGAGTAGGGTGCGCGCTTACTACAACGAAAATGATCCGCAGGCTGCGGCGCAGCTACGCGAGTTCATCAAGGCTGGCATCATCGCCGATGGCGACGTGGACGAAAGGAGCATAACGGATGTCAGGGGCGCGGACCTCGCCGGATACGCTCAGTGCCATTTCTTCGCCGGGATTGGAGGATGGTCGCTCGCCTTGCGAATCGCTGGCGTCAGTCCAGACATCCCTCTTTGGACCGGAAGCTGTCCATGTCAACCCCTTTCGTGCGCCGGCAAAAGAGAGGGCGCGATGGACGAAAGGCACCTCTGGCCTGTCTGGTACAGCCTCATTGCGGAGTGCCGTCCTGACACGATCTATGGAGAGCAGACTGCGAGCGGTGATGGACCTGAATGGCTCGATGGAATATCGCTTGACCTGGAAGAACTTGGCTATGCCCTCGGGACGGGTGATCTTCCGGCTGCGTGCGTCGGCGCGCCAGATATCAGACAACGCCTATGGTGGGTGGCCGACGCCGAAAAGCACGGAGCATCAGCAAGCGCACAAGCGGGGCAATCCGACGCTCTACGGTGCGGCGAAACTGTCGGGATGGCAGACCCCGAAGTGCCCGAGCGGCGGGGCGCAGACGAGACGCACAAGTCCGGGCGGCGGGCTACGGAAGCTGGAAGATCAAGCGGCGCTCGCAGGTTGGCAAACGCCAACAGTCAACGACTCCAAGGGGAGCGACTACTCATACATCAAGGGGCCGGGCGGGAAGCGGGTCAAGTTTCAGAAACTGCCGAGGCAAGCGAAGCTGGCGGGGTGGGCCAGCCCAGACGCCCAAGCGATGAACGTGGGCGCGGACCCAGAGAAGCACATAGCTCGGCTGGCCAGGCTGAAGCAGAAGCACGGGAACGGAAACGGCGCGGGTTGTACGCTGGGAGCTCAGGCGGGCATGATTTCTGGACTGATTTTGAACTCTGCTGGCGTCGCAAGCCAAGTGGAGGTGGAGAGTGGTGCCGTATTGAACCCGGAACATTCCCGCTGGCTCCAAGGCTACCCGAGAATATGGGGCTCCTGCGGGGCTACGGCAATGCGATCAATCCGTGGGTCGCGGCGAAGTTCATCCGGGCGCACGTAGAGGCCCACGAAAAAACGTCCGCGATGGCGTGACAAGACGAAAAGGGTGGGGTTCTTGGGGATAACCGGACAGGAAATCGCATGAACGATATCAGGATCCTCGTCGGCGACGTGATAGAGCGGCTTGCGGGTCTACCAGACGAGTCGGTCCACTGCTGCGTGACGAGTCCTCCGTATTGGGGGCTGCGAGACTACGGCGTCGACGGACAACTCGGCCTTGAGCCCACAATCGAGGAGTACATTGAGCGGATGACGGCCGTCTTCGAGGAGGTCCGGCGGCTGCTCCGCAAGGACGGCACGCTCTGGCTCAACATGGGGGATTGCTACGCATCGCAACCATCATGGGGACGTGGCGGCGGGTCTACACTGGACGGAAGGAAGCAGGGCGTAGAGGGCGGTGCGTCGCCCAACCGTAGTTGCTCTGGCCTCAAGCCGAAAGACATGGTCGGCCAGCCGTGGATGCTCGCCTTCGCGCTTCGCTCGGCGGGAT